TCAGTTGTTTCTACTGCTTTCTCTTCAGTCATTTTTACTCCTTATGAGTTTGATGCAATATACGCCTTACCTGTAGTAATAGCATCACTACAAGTAGTCTTTTTACTTGAAGATGAACCTACTACGTTAGGTGTATCATTTTCACCATCGTAAGCTAATATAATTTCTAAGTGGTCAACATTACGTTGCACACACTCATTTATATCAGCTTGTGACATATCTGTATCAGCTTCTGCTGAACCACCAACATACACTGATTTTTTACCTTTACTATTAATATCAGTAATAACAGTTACGCTGTCAGTTGCTGCTGTTAATACTTCTGCTACTGTTTGAGCTGTCATTGTTTTCTCCGTTAGTTATTATTAAGTTTATTTTCTAAT